ACTTTTTAACGGTCTTAATATTCTCTTTGGTAAGATTTGAAGCTGTAGTTAAAGCCTCTGTTAAACCCACTTCATCTTGTAAAAATCCTGCAATTCTTACATTGTTTTCTTCCTTGTTTGTCTTTAGAACGATCTTTGTATCCATGTTTGAATAATTTAAATTGTTAAAACTAGGTCAGATTAAGGAAATGGTACTGACCACACGAGATTTATCTTTGACTCGCACCCTGATTCAAGAGTTTACTAATACTCTAATCAGTTTCTCTATACTATTAGCATCAAGAGAATGTTTTCTTTACAACTTTGAGTGACCCTGACAGGCCACGATCCTGCACGGACTTCACAGTCCAGAAAATTTTAAGTTTTCCTCGGCTTCCAATTACGACACAGGGCCTTGTTGTTTAACTTGATCTAATATTCCATATCTAATACACCATTTTCTAACGGCATTATCACTAACATTAAAATGTTTTCCCACTTGTAAAAAATTCTTATATACTTTAAAAGCTTCAACTAAACTATCGTATGTAGGAACTTTAATAGCAGCAGCTATATTCTTACATTCATAAGAACAATATATATTTCTAGTTCTAGTAACAACACCATTACAAACCTTACAATGTTTTTCCGGTGCAACCTTAATAACTTTTGGTAAAGTTATTTTCTTATCATCCAAGACCTCATTCTTATCACGATTATTATATTTATCCAATCGCAATTTAGAAACAAAACTTGCTTGATTCTTTCCTCTAAAAGTTGGTGTTTGAGAATGACAGTTTGGGCATAACAATTCTAAATTTGATATTAAATTGTTTGTGTTTTCTCCATTAATGTGATTAAGTTCTAACGTAATTGGAACATTATTCCAATCAGAAATACCACATTTATTACATTTATATTTTAAATAACCACCGTCTAAAAGATTCTTTTTTACTGTTTTATTTGATGTACACTTAGAATCTTTCACAAATAATTTTTCAGGAGTGTAAGTTTTTGCAAAGTTTTTATATCTTGTTCCTACATTCCATCCTTGCCCAGTAAAATGTACGGTTGAAATATTAAATTCCGCAAATTTCTTTTTTAAAGTTTTGTAATTTCCTCCTAAGGGTACTAATCCTAATTCTCTACAAACTTGTGCGGTAGATAAACTTTTGTTAACAGCTTCTTGTAATTGTTCTTTTGTAAATTTGTATCTCATAGTTATATGATTGTGTGAGACACAAAGATACACTATAATTTACATGTTTTAAACAATTTTTAAATATTTCAACCATTTTTTCGACCAACAGTACTTATTTATCGACGAACTACGTAAAATCATCGACATAAACATTTAGTAAGTGTGACATGTATTGCAGTTCCATCACCGGACCAATTACTATTTACATTATAATCACATCACAGCCACATGTGAAGTTTTGAAGAAAACTATCCCATTGATATGGTTGATGACAAACTGGACATTCATTTCCAGTCTCCTTAGTTTCTTCTTGTTCTTCTTGTTTTTCAGTTTCTTCCATCAGTTTGATGTTTTAAAATAGTATTGTAATACAGGTTTAACATTGGCTACTTGTCTTTGAGACAACTGGTCGTTAATTACCCTTACTCCTGCCTACTCGGAATATTACAATACTAAAGTTCAAATTAAGCTACTTCTTCAGCACCTACTCCAACTTCGGCAAGTGCATCGGCAAATACAAATCCAAAATCATTTGCTGTAGCACGTACTGCAGAAGTCAATGGACTGATGCTGATAATTGGTTCATTTGGACGATCCTTAGTTACTGCAACATTGCAGATATAAGTTTCACCAACAATGATACCTTTTTCAACATTCTTTTTATAACACATAGCTGAAACTTCCTTCAACTCTCCGTGTGCGGTGGTCATCTGAATACTGCCTACTGCATATTCAGTACCATTACTATTTTCTTGATTAACTGGACCAAGGCTTGTAACCTTAGCTTTAAATTGACCTTCAAATTGGTCACGTTCTGCATTGTACTTAAGATTGAAATCTTGACTTGTCATAATAATAAAAATTTAAATTGTTTTAAATAGCGGAGAATGTAAGATTCGAACTTACGGGCCGAATTAACGGCCGGCAGTTTTCAAGACTGCTGGTTTAAACCACTCACCCAATTCTCCTAACCCAGTCTTTCCCAGTGTCACCATGGAATATACAAAGTAGAATACCACCTTTAACTTTTGCCGGAGACATAGTTTATTACTCCTAGGCTTGCATATCTTCTAATAAACAACGATGCTGAAAACATCTACATTTTACGGTCAACAACCAAAAAATATTATTTACTTCAAAGCAGAGTTAATTAATTTCTATATTTTACCAAGTTGACTAAAATGAAACCAGGAATTAGGTCTTAAATCAACTTTAAGAGCAGGTCTTCCAGTATGTGGATTTACTCCAACTTGCAAAACTCTTCCCAATGGCTTATAACTCTTACCTTTATTTGCTTTTTGGAATACAAATATTCCCATTTCAACACTTACTAACTCTTTCATTTTCTTAGCTCTAGGCCATTTACAAGCATGACCATAACTACCATTCAATTTATCACCATTACCTTTTGTTTGGTTGCAGCCATAACACATAGGTTGGTAATTGTCTAGAGTATCTGGTCCACCTTTAGATCTGGGGATAATATGGTCTACTGTAAGAGGATAAAAATTATCATCATACAAATCCCAATGTCTACCACCTTTACCTGAAGCTTGACCTAAAGCTATTTGTGTAGCTTCTCTGCCACATTCAACACATTTACATCCTTTATGAAAGAATGTCTGTAGTCTTCTGTGGTCTTTAAATTCATGTAAAGCTTCAATTGGCTTTATCTCTATGATTTTATAATGGAAAAACTGTGCTTTCATACTCTTACTTTTACTTCTAATTTAATTACATAATCAATAAGATCTTCAAGAAAATCAAATGCTCTGTAACCAGGTTCTTTAGAAAAATGAAGTTTGAAATGACCAAATGTACTCATAGTAAATCCAATTGGAACATTTACTTTATCTGACATTAGACTGAGTTCAATCATTCTGTCATTGAAAATTTGTAATTTATTCATGATAATTTATTTGTTTAAAGTGACCCCTGCGGTAATCGAAACCACATCTAAAAATTAGAAGTTTTTTGTTCTGTCCGTTGAACTAAGGGGCCGGTTAAATAAAAAGAAACTCAAGTATGTTTCCAGTGACTTGAGTTTCTAGTTTCTACTATAATTTGTCGGGGATATAGTATTCAAAGTTTATCCTTGTCTTTGCCCAGATTCACGGACTGAATATCCTAATCCTTTAAACATGCTATTCCAGCACATTCAACTATTAAACATTTTTTCTTTTACGGACGTAAAGAACCATCGTTTGTAATTAATGTTACAATATCTCCAACTTCAAAGTTGGAATCTCCTTTTATTACAATATGTTTGCTTCCAATTTTTTCATCACATCGTTCTTCATCAGGATATCTATTTGAAACTTGTTCAGCTTTGTTAGTACATTTAGTACACATATTATTTGTTTTTTAATTTGCTGTAATAATATTGCCGTGTATCTATTGGTCCACCCAATGGATATTCAAATAGTTGTTGTGGCCTTATAGTGATCTCTCCATCATTAGGATATAACCACAGTTCAAACCTACTAGTTTCTGTATAAAACTCGATTGTTTTATATTCGTAATCACGAACATAACCAACGGTGTCTGATACAATCTTTTCTGTCCATTCAGTGAATGAATCAGAATAGTGTATTGTTTTTGACTTAAAGTCAAAGCCAAACACAGATTCGTGTTTGACATACATTTCTTTTGTACCTTCCGATACAATACAACTGTTTGGTTTAAAAACCAAAATGGACTGACTTTGAACTACTGTTACAAATAACAGTAATGTGATGAATGATAGGAATTTTTTCATAATGAGTTGATTAAAAATGATTTAATTGTGGAGGAGACGGGAGTCGAACCCGTGTCTTACGTTACTCCGTTAAAATAATACTTACAACTATAGTTAGTTTGACATACTAACAAACATTTAGGCGAACTTTGGTAAGTTCAGCTTCCACCACTTTGTTTTATCTAAACAAAGAAACTCTTATGCAATGGTATTCTGTTACCAAGTCTACTTACGCAGCCATTGCTACTCTGGCAGTTCTATAAGAACTAAAGCCAACAGTCAAATTAGATTTGCCGTTTGTTGTTTACTATTGTTTAAGGAATCAAATAGTATAACCAGTTGCATCTTAAGTTTGCATAACGCAATCAAAACCAAGGCTCCCCCGTTATTTTAGCACCCTCTCTTATATAAAGTGTTACCTCGACCATATTTATTAGGTATATAAGAGTGGGTCACGTAGTTAATTGCTATCAGGTTTTAAATAGTTCACAAATAAATTTGGAATCACTACCTACTGATTTTACAGTATCTTATAACTACTTGCTGAGAACTCATTAGTGTTGTAGAAGAACCTTTTCTGTTCATACTTCTATCTTATTGGATTTATTCCTTTCTCAAGGGAACAACACAGAATATGTTACCATATTCATTTTCAATAGAATCAACTAACAACTTGCGGTTATTAATATGTCTATTAGGTATCAATGTTTAACCTTTATATTTTATGCTGAGTAGGATTGATTACCTACAACGATAGAACGGCCCTCATTTATCATGCCACTATCATGTTAGTCTTACTAGGACAAAGATGCGTATACTTCCACCATCAGCATATTCTTTATTCAAAAAACATCAGATAAAACTACTAGAGCCCGTGTTAACAGACATCACCCTAGTAGGAAAACTCCTGATGTAACCAGCGTATTCCACTTAATAGACTGATTAGTTTTCTGTGGATTTTAGAACAACTCTTTGTTCAACTTCTCCATCAATGAGTATACGTCATTAAGACGATTCAACTCATATTGAATTTCAGCAATCTTAGTGAGGCTGAACCCTATTGTTGCTGACTTTGCCTGTTCCAAGCGACATTCCAATTCTGCACGCTGTTGTTCTACTGCCAGTAGGTCTGCAGCCGCTTGCAATTTGGACTGACTTACTGTGAATTTCAATTTTGATGCCTCCTGGGCATCCTTGCTGATCAGTTCTGAATATTTCATGTTGAGTTATTGATTTTACTAATTTAAAATTTGATTTGTTTACATAATAATGACCATATTTATAGCCATTACCTTCATAGTGTTTTCCTACACCATCATGTCCCATACAATTATCAAGCCATTTTTCTGAGAAGACTATATAATCTCCATCTTTATCATCTCCTACAATTGTAAATTGTTCATTTCTATAAAGAACTGTATCTCCAATTTGAAATTGATATGGAGTTTCAGGAGTTTTGTTTTGAACTATCCTACCTAATGATGCAAAAAAATGACCATGCTTATCACCATTACCTTCATAGTTGAAGGACTTAAGATTTATTCCATCATGACCTGATCCTTCATCAGACATTTGTTTAGAATATAATACACAAGTATCATTATCGCTGCCAACTTCCAATACTTTTAAATCAGTATAAAGCATGTCTTTATGTTCGACAATATCTCCTACTTTAATTTGTGCCATAATTTAATTAAGAAAAATAAACAGATCTGACTTTTCAAGCAGATAGTACATAGCAATAACAGTAGCTGTTTATATTTGGTTTTAATATTTTGATGACCACACAACTTCCCCACCTTCATAGAAAGAACATTTAAGTTCTAATCCATTAAGTGTGTGAAATTTATCCAAAGCAAACTCTGCCATTGTACACTGTACAATTTCTACAAAAGTTAACTTTGGTAACTCATTACCTTTACCCTTCCATACTGATTTCTTACCAGTTACAAACTCAACAACTTGTGGAGTAAGTTTGGTTTGAAAACAGTCATTGTTTACATTCTTCAACAGGGTTACTGTTGCAGATGTAAATTTCTGTGTGTGATTTACATCACGTTTCCTCCAACAAATACCATCCAGTTTCTTGTCAGATACTGGAATCCCCATACCACGTTCAAAGCCTTTAAGAGCTTCAAATGGTTTATGAGTAGTTACTTCACCCACACATAGTGGGCTATCACCTCCTTTGAATGTCAAGACAGCTAATCCAGACAGGCCAGTGATTTTATTAGAATTGTTCATTTCGTAATTACTGCAACTACAAAGTCGCATTCACTTAAATTGTAAGCAAAATTTTCAGTACCAATTAGCACTCTTCCTGATTCCAGAATTAGAACTTTAGTACATGTGAGAAGTGAGCTACCTTTGTAGAAATCTCTTCCTACATAAGATAGTACGTCTACTCTGGTTGTATATTGATTTTGTTTCATGTTCAAAAATTTTAAAATGTTTTATTAGAGGATTGCTCCTCTCTGCACAATTACTAACAAAGTTAATTACTTATATTTCCACTTAAATCCATAAGCAGAAATTCTTTTTCCATTGCAACATTTACTAATGTGTGCAGATGCTTTTTTATTAAGTTTTAGTTCACTAACAGCTTGTTTCATTGAAGTAAACTCTTTAATAAAAATATCTGTTAAAGAATATTGTAAAACCGATGTTGTTTTGGCATTACGCGAAATGTTATTAGACGTATCAATATTGTTTCGTTTTAAAATACTTCTTACCGTTATTCTTGAAATGTTTAGTAAAGAAGCTGTTTCTGAAATATGATGTACTTTATTATATATGTTTAATACATTTATATCTTCATAAATCTTTTTACCATCTCCACCTAATGTGGCATTATATCCGCACTTTCCATAAGCATTATACAATTTAATAAATTCTATTTCTTTTATTGAAAGTTCGTCCCTACTAAATTTTCCAAGTATTTCAAATGAAAAATTCTCAATTCCATGTTTTCGCATAGAAAAATATAATGGTTTTACGTATTCTAATTTTTTATTAAAATTATTTTGATGTTGTTTCCATCTAACTTCTGGAGCTTGATCTGTTTTACCAATATATACTTTATTATTGATATTGTTTGTTATTTTATAAATATAACTCATTTGGATTAAATTAAATATTACTCTTTTTCAAGAGTACGCACAATAATACCATATAATCCGTCGATTATATAATATTTTCAAGAATATATCTTCAGATATTATCTGTTTTACAATATATTCAGAGCCAGTATCCAACTTGCTGCCTTCGATTGAATTTGAGGATTATATAGGTCGAGTTTATTCTCATTTACTAATACCCAACTATACACCAATATGTATAATCAGATATTCCTACTATAATTCAATCTTATCCCATTTAAGGGCTCATACTCTCTATTTCTAGGAGATATATTTACTAGAATAAATACTGTTTTATCCATGAGGTATGGAATATTAATTCTAGATTTTCATTATACCTCTTATTTTTTATAGCTTCATTAGTTTTACATGAAAACACATGCTACACTAACTAAGATGGTTCTCTTGTCCCCTATAAATTTCCCTAACTGAATAAATTCAGGATTGAAACACCAACAATTTATAGGATCACAATATTTTAATGAGAGTTCTGGTATCTCAATCAGTTCAGTCTTTAACCCAAACCACCTTCTTTAATATTACTACGTAACACGCAAAGAATAACCGTAACTATTGATACCAATCTATTCATACAGCCTGGAAGACTTTTAATCCAGGTTAGGTGTTAAATAA